TATCTGCATGAGGTTCATAGTAAGAAATAAACACAATATCAAAACTACTTCCTATACTCCTAGGATCGCTGGCTACTATATCTATTTCTTTTTTGTTGATAAAGAATCGGAACTTGAATTCTTTGTTAGATGCTGGAGCATTCTTAGGCATAAGGGTAACACCATTGAAGTGGTTACCATTCTTAAATACATGAACGTATTCTAGGTCCCATTCAGTAGCACGATATTCAAAGTCAAACTCATCTTTTACTTTCATATCATCCCACACTACCCAAAACATTCTGGTTAATGTCTTTTGCTTTATTTGGTCTAGAGATTCAACATCTTCAATCAGTTGGGCATTAGAGAATCTAGACTTAAACTCTTGCCAGTGTTCTGCTTTGCCTTGACTGACATAAAATAAATCATAGATCATCTGTAGTCCTATAATACGTTTTTGCTAGATCAATAGTTTGCTCATATAAGTTTAACACATATTTGCTCATAGATTCATCTAGGTATGGATAATTAAAACCAAGTTGGTTTTTTAATTCGGTTCCTAAACGTTTTACTTCTTGTTCTAACCCAAACCCATCCTCATACAGTTTACATTGTTCGTTATACAATTCACGCAGAGATTCAAAGTCTCTAACCTGTATGTGATCCCAGTCTGTGCAATTTGTGAGATATGTTCCTAGTCTTGCACCGTATATGGCAAATAGTCCATTTTCAACATGACTACCAATTGTGCTCCATATTCCTAATCTATGTGTGTTGTGCCACCATATACGCTTTTCAATTTCTTGTGGTGGAACTTTTAATCCGTTGTCTAGTGTCATCTTAACACCTTCTCTAAATCCTGCACGCCAGGCCATAAACGGATTGTAATTAATTACAGTATCGCTGAAAGTCTGTGGAAAGTTTCTGTATCCTGTTTCCCAACAGAAATCTACCTGAGCTCTATCACTATCAGCGTTCTCGTGAGTTTTCATATTTTTAACATGATCAACATTCCACAGTTTTAATCCACCGTTGCCATATCTTAAACCATTTACGTTATTCCTACCGCACCAACTGTATGCTTGTATATCCGGATTGTCCATATCTATTTCAATATCAAAAAATTGTGGATACACAATATTGTCAGCATCTACAGTTAACACCCAATCAGTTTCTGATTGCTCTGCTGCTGCTTTGTGTGCATGATCGCTACCCTTTACACCGTGTATACGTTTTGCCCATGGAACTTTATTACATAGATCTGCATAATGAAGATCTGCATTAGGTTCATCATAACTTAAAAAGAATACATCAAACTCAATTACCCGTTTCATCTTTCCTCAATCATATAGTTTTTAAATAAGCGTCTTGTATATACGCTAAAGAATCTGTTCATATTAAGTTCTTTAAGTTCAACTTTGTTACCAATTAGATCATTAATTGTTACACTAAAATTATCAGTTACAATATTAGGATCATTATAATCTGTAATTGTAAAATCAAGTTGTGTTTCACCGTTCCAGAACATTTTTCTTTTTACAACATCAATTCCTTTTTGTTGTTTGTATGTTCCGCCAAATTCTTCACTAAGTTCTACAGACAATATATTTGTTTTAACATTGTGTTCTAAATAGATATCTGGTTTTTTAATCTCTGAATATTTCCTAACAATAATTCTATGTAGTACATCATCTATTTTATACAAATCTCTTCTTTCAACAATTTCTAATTCGCCTTGGTCAGGATCGATAAAACATTTGCTCATACTAATTTCGCTAGATATAATTTTTTCAGCAATATCTGCTTCAAGAGGTATGACATTTTCAAACTCTTTTTCGTTTACAGTATGATCTGGACCTACAGATAACACACGGCCTGTTTCAACATCAAATGCTGCATTATATACCGCAGGCGTATGCTTGTAGTTTGCAATCCATTCGTCAAAATCAGGAATTTCTATTTGTTTTTCTGCCATGCTATTTCCTCCAAAATGTTCACTGTCTCAAGTGTAACTGTTTCTTTATTAACATAATGAACTATATCGGTTTGTTCAAAGTTACCAAGTTTTAATTTTCCTTGTTTGTTTAAATAAAATCCTATATGATCGTAGCATTCATCTGCACCGTATGGCCAATTCTGTACCATTCCCTTCATGTGTACTACTCTAGGAAATTCTAAAGGATACGCAATCTCATCAGTGATATCTAATATTTTTGATGCAAGTGCAAACGCTTCATCTGTACCTACAGTAGTTGGTTTGTGTTTTGCTAAAAAATTATTAGCATACAGTTCAGGAGTTTTAATAATTTGTCTTTGTAGATTAAAAAACTCTTTTGCCATTGAACTGTTTTTAACAAAGAATGTATAGAAAGAATATAAATTAGGTAATTCATTTGCTGTAAAGCATTTTCTATAGTAATCGCCAGTAACTATATCACCTCTATATGTATATGCTTTATTTGCAATATATAATTCACTATTCTTAATAAAGTATTCTGCCCAATGACTGTAATCTCTTAAGAATAACATGTCTGCATCTAGACAAATAGTAGTATCCCATGGAGTAAGTTCGTCCATATATGATCTACCATCCCAGTGTACAGCGCCGTCCCATTCTATTATTTCATCAAATACCCAAGTTGATGTATAACCTTCTATTCTTGTTTTATCATTTATAACTAATGCTACTTTATCAAAACCTTCTTTCTGTGTGTTCTTAATACTTAATGCAAGAGTATATGCTAATTTAGCATAGTTAGATGTATCAGTATCATTAACAATAATTAAATATCCAAACGTCATTGTGCCAACTCCATAAGGTTATCATAGTTTCTCATAATACTAAACTTATTCATTACATGAACATCTTTATTGCTAACGCTAGTAGCAACATAATTATCACTGTTGTTTTGCGCAATTAAAAATTTTAATCTTTCTTTACTAACATCAACTAACATATCTTTATCTGCTGTTGAAAAAATATCAGGCAAGTTAGGTTCATCTGTCTTTTGATAGCCATTCATTATGTGTTTTGCAATACTAAATGCAATATCGTTTCTAAAAATAATTGGATTAAATCTATAGATATCGCTGTACATTTTATATTTTTCTTTTACATGTGCCACTAAGTCAAAAAATATTTTAGTAGTTTCATTTTTTGTAAACATTACAGTAGTTGCCCATAACATTTCTATACCTGTTTCAGAGATGTGTGTATCAAGATATCCTACTCTTTCAGATCCTTGTATATCATTATACTTAGAACTTATTAATAAATCTTCATCAACTTCCCAATAGTTAGATAATGTGTCTGTCAAAGTAAGATAGTCACTATCTATCATTAAAGTTCTATCGTACGGTGTTAAATCCCAAACACTGCATCTATTACCATTAGTAAAAGGAGCATGCACCCTATTTTTTCCGTCATTATAATTTTTTATATTATTTGTATCGTCTGGTCTTTGTGTTATAATAACATTATCAAATGTTTCAGTTACTATTTTTTCAAGATTGGATTCTTTCATCCAATCAATTGTAGATGGATCAGTCACTAGTGATACAGGAACTTGCAAATTTTTATTTGCTAATTTTGCCGCAAGTATGCTCATGCGGATATAATCAATCTGCCGATTATTGTGAGCAAATATTATTACACCTTTGCTCATTAAACTTCCAATAATGTTTCTACAGATCTTGCCTTTTTAATTTTTTGGTATTCTTCCAAATATGTAAAGGTTGCTGAAAAGTATCTATCAAATACTTCATCTCTAAATTTTGTTAGATCTTCAATTAATATTGGGTTGTCGTTCATATCAAGTAGAACTACATTTTCTCTTCTAGATTTAAAAATTAACATGTCAACAAAGTTTAATAATGATCTATCAATTTTAAATATGCCGCCATTAACTCCGTAGGTTAACTGTGCGTCAATTTTTTCTTTTAGTGTTTTCCTTTGGATAGCAAATGATTGCCTGTAATTGGCGAACTCGAGTGCTTTATCTAATTGTTCCTGCATAATATCTCCTATTTATTATAGTAGCATATTATTTATCGGTATATGTGTTGGTGGGGGAAATTTATTAGTTTACAATTGTTCCAACTGTTACAGTAGGTGTTGATACTTCAAAGTTTCCAGAGGCTGCTGGTTCTAAAACGCCAGATGCTTTAATTGTTTGTACAGTTAATGAAATATTACCATCTACTGTGTCTGGTCCGTATCCGCCTGCTTGTATTGGAGTTCCAGTTGCCGAATTACCACCTTGCGCAAAGTGATTATCATTCCAGTATACAAAAAATCTTAATCTTCTTGAAGAGCCTGAACTGTTACTAGATACTGTGGGTATATCATTTGTTTGTACTGTAATCTTAAATTCATTCAATGCATAAGGACTTGATGCAGTAGAATTGCTCCATGTATCAGCAGTGTTTCTTGCTCTAAACCAATTTTGTCCATCGTTTGGCGATGTTCCAGTTCCTGGAGTATTACATCCAAATATTCTTGTACCAGCAGTACTTAATAAAGTTGTCCAACTTGTATTTTGTGCAGTAGGTGATCCACCTGTTCTTGTACTTGTAAATTGTATACTGCCGCCTGCATTAAAGAAGTGTCTTGCTTGTTCACTAGTTGCCCATTCAACATCAACCTGGCATGATAATTGCGGTGTGCTTCCTACAGGTGCTGATGCACCCCATGCACCGGTAAAATTTCTTGTTCCGTGATTTACTGTTACACGTTGTCCACTAACTGCTAATGCTAGCCTATTTATACTTATAGAATTAACTACACTTTGCCAATAACCTATAGGTGCAGCATCTGGTGGTACACTATCAAACCTAACTGTTGCACCGATTGTTTGTGCATCTACATTAGGTGGTAAACTATTATATAAATGTTTGTAAGCGTTAATTATATCAAAACGTAGTACTGCGTATTCGTTTACAGTAACTGAATCTGATTCACCAACTTGGTTGCTTAGAACAGGCTGGCCATATCCAAAATTACTAGTACCTGTACCCAAGATAGTATTAATATCACTTTGGACACTGTTATAGTCAACTTTGCTAATTTTTTGGTTTACACCTGCCATTTTTTACCTCACAAGTATTTATAATAGCAGTATTAGGCTACACTAATTGCTGACATAGTAGTACTACTTGGACCATTTACTGCAAAAGTACCTGATGGTGCTAATATTCCTGCTGCTTGTATTTTGTTTACATCAATTGTTAATTTACCGTCTACTAAATCGCCTGGTGCTGGCGCACCTGGATCTACGTATGTATCTGTTAGATTTACTTGTATTACTACCTGAGTGGCTGTCCCTGCACTATTATTTGCAACATCACATTTCGCTTTAAGATCGTATGTGTTGCCACTATATGGAGTGCTTGCTGCCTTTGAAAAATATGTTTGATATGAATTAGTTAATGTGTAATATCCTGTTGCTGCTATCAAATCACCTGCAAAATCTTGTGGTGCAAATGAAGATAAAACAGATGACCAAGCACCTGCTTGCGCTGTAGTTCCATCAACATGACTTGTTTCTACTCTAATTGCTCCGCCACTATTAAAAAAGTATCTACCATCTTCTGCAGATGCAAAATCAATTGTAATAGTACAAGTTGCTGTGCTGCTCCAAGTTGCTGTTGTTAGTTCAGTACCAATTGAAGTTTGAGAAAATTGTCCTGTAGCAAGATCAAATCTATTATTTCTTAATAAGTCAGCAAAATAATCGTAGTTTTGATAGGCACCACTTGCATCATCATCAACTGTGTCGGCAGTGCTTACAGTAATTGCACTTGGAATATTTCCTGTTTGGTGAATGTATGCATTCACAATGTCGTATCTAACTGCATCCCATTGAGACTTCTGAATGATTGTTCCTGATGTAATAGCAGAACTATAAACTGTTTGGCCATAGCCAAAAGTTGTAGCACCTGTACCTAGAACATCAGTAATTTTTTGTCTGATTGTGTTTATGTCACTGGCTTTAATGTTAGCCATTATAAAACTACCGCTTCAACTTTTTTAACACCTACTTCAGTGCTACTTTCTAATGCTATTCCAAAAACATCTGCACTACTTGCTGATGCTTTAGCACAGCCGTTATCAGTTGCAACTAATCTATCGCCTTTGTTTACTGCACCTATGACATTAACTTGTAATCTACCTTTTAATGCAACAAATTGTCCGCCTGCTAAATGTGCATTCATCATATATGCTGGACTTGGAGATATAACACCTAATGCTCTATCGCCTTCTTTAGCGGCTGTTACTTCTTGTGGGCCGCCAACACTGACAACTGTCCCATCTTCATAATTTTTATCTGTTAAATATTTTTCTGCTAAGTCAGCGTATCTTGCTGAAGTTGCAGTTCCTTCAAATAATACAGCCTCTAAGTTACCTGCACTATCTCTTGCTGCTACTGTGTTTGCAACAGGGTCAGTATCCGCTACTCTGTATGTTCCGTCAACATCTAGTTTATCTGCGTTGTCTGCTATACCTATAAATTGATTTGCTGTAATATCTCCATTTGCATCTCTAACTGGAATAGTTGTAGTTAATGGACTAGGTACTCCAATTGACGGAGCAATGTTGTTAAGGTTGTTTGCATTGGAAGCAGTTCCTGTTACGTTACCGCTTACGTTACCAACTAGTGTTCCTCTAAGTTGTGCACCTGTATAACCAATTTCTTTAGTTGATGCATTAATCATTACCTGTGTGTCATTAGCAATTACATTTCCTTTAACTGTACCTGTAACATTACCTGTAACGTCACCTGTTAAATTTGCTGTAATAGTTTGTGCGTAAATATTTCTCCACTGATATGTAGCCTCACCTAAATCAAATGTTGCACTTGTACCTGGACGTAAAGATGATAAAGTTACTTGTACAGTTTTATAATCTACACCACCATCTGTAACAACTAGGTCTATTGGATTTCCTAACAAACTGTTAATTCTAGGTTCGTCAGCACTGTTTACGAATATATGTAAATCTCTTTGGTCACCAACTTTAAATCCAGGGTCATTATAAAACACAGTACTTGTAAATTCAACTGTACCTTTAGTAATATATTCGCTTGCTTGTAACCCTCCAAGTCTTAGTGCATTTGAAGATGTACCCCAATACACATAATCGTCTGCACTGATTCCGTTTGTATCTGTATTTGCAAGTGTCAGTCCTTTTTTGATTGCTGTAAAGTCATCAATTGGATTCACTGAACTGTTTAATGTAAATGCTGTTTGTGATGCAATGGCAACAGTTTTTCCGCCTGCTAAAACTTTAAGTATAGAATGGTTTGCATTACCGCTGTCTTTTACAACTTGTGCTACAACACCACTTGTACCTAAGTCTGGACTTGCTTCAGGACCTATTAAAATAAATGAACCGCCATCATAAGCATACATTTGTTTTGCTGATGTATCCCACCAAAAATCACCTATGCCTAGTCCGCCTGGTGCAGTTGCACTTATTTCAGCACCTGATGCTGATTTAAATTTTGCGCCATCATAAAATTTTAATTTTTTGTTTCCGCTATCATACCAAACCTGTCCTTCAATTGCTTTAGGAGGAGCAGTAGTATTGGCAAAGTTTTCAAGTATGTGTAAGAAATTTTCGTTTTGTACTTCACCATATCCAGCATAATTTTTACCAACAAATCTTAAATCTGTGGTTGTATCAATAGTACCATCCGCTACAGATGTTAAAAAAGTTCCGTTAAATTTATCTACTTGATATGCCATGTATTTTTCCTAGTTTGTAACTATATTTATTCAATATCAACAACTCTCTGGGCTGCTGCTTCTCGTTGATTTTCAAGTTCCGTGTATTGTTCTTCAGTTAAAGTTGTAGCAATACCAAGGTGTTTTTGCCTAATATGACGTAATACCTTCCAGTCTGTTGAATTTAAAAACTCACGCTCTTGTCCATTTTGAGCTACAGTGTTTTCTTCTGCAACAATGGACGCTGTTTTAAGTGTAACACTCTGTGTTGGAATATCAAAAATGTGTGTTCCTGCACCTAGTTGATCAGCATCAGAATCAGATATTTCAACAACAGTTACACCTAATGGTACTTCAGGTTCATAACTCATTAATGATGTTACTTCACCGGCTTCTATACAGATATATTTCATGTTAACTCCATACTCCTAAGTAATTAGCCGCAGGTGTGCTTCTTTGTTCTGTGTTTTGTACGTATACTCTTATTCTATCACCTAAATATGTGTATGTACATCTTAAACTATCGTTACCATCTACTCCGCCTGCATAATGGATAGTTTTTATTGACGGAATAAATGCTATTAAGTTCGACATAGTTTTTCCTGCCGGTGGATACACATCAAAGTAGTTAGATCCATTGTTAAAACTACCTACTTGGTTAGTATAACCCACTGTTGATGAAGATCCTGAAACAATTGTATATCCAGAACTAGCATCAACATACTGTTTTGTAGCAGCGTGCATTGAGCTTGTAGGATCTGCTGAAAGCGTTAACCTACCTGTCATTGTTCCGCCTGCTTTAGCAACTGCATTTGGATCTGTTGCTGTTACTGTAATGTTACCACTGTTATCAAATACAACACCATTGATTGTTCTGCTACCACTTAATAAATTTGCAGTGGTTGCTGTTGTTGCATTTCCTGATAATGATGCAGTAATTGTACCTGCTGCAAAATTTCCGCTGCTATCTCTTGCTACAACTTTACTAGCAGTGTTTGCTGTGGCTGCATCAACTGCCCAAGTTTGTGTTGACAATCCATCAAAATTACTTCCTGTGATATAATTGCCTGGAATAATTTCTGCTAAACTAGGTGCACCCCATTGTACTGTTGTACCTGTGGATTTAAGCACTTGGTTAGCCGCTCCGATAGGAAGCAACGCAGTTGCGCCAGACGCAGTCTGGTAAGCAACGGAGCCTGCGGCTCCTCCTGCAATATTTGTAGCGGTTGTTGCTAAAGTGGCTGTATCTGCATTACCAACTAAAGCACCATTGAATGTATTTGCATAAACATTGTCAAATCTTTTTGCACTTTTACCAAGGTCTAATGCTTCATCCACATTAGGAATAATTGCACCTTTTGTTCCATATCCTGAAGATACTGAACTGTCTGGCGATATTAAATCAACTACTGAAGTATCTGTGCCGTCGTCTGCAACTAATCTCATTAGACGTGTTGCTGTTGTAGTTGATCCTGAGCCGCCTGCGGCAATTGTATGGTTAGTGCTTACAGTAATTGTACCGTTAACTGTTAAACTTGTTAATTCGCCTACGCTTTCTAGTTGTGAAGTTACAACGTTTGCTGCAAGTGCTGTGTCAGTAAGTGTTCTTGCACTTGCTGGAACTGTGATATCAGTAAGTCCATCAAAAGGTACACCGTTAATATCTCTTGCTGTTCTTAATTTTGTTGCACTAAACGCATTACCTGTTAGAGTTGCGCCTATAAATGTATTTGCTTCAACTACATCAAATCTTGATGTTCCAGATGCTGCTGTTACATTACCTGTTAAATTGCCTTCTAGATCAGCAGTAATTAATCCTGCACTGAAACCTCCACTGGCGTTTCTTGCTACAACTTTTCCTATTGTATTTGTAGACGTTGCATCGACTGACCAATTTGTTGTTGCACTTCCATTAAAGTCCTCGCCTGCAATATAGTTGCCTGCTGTTAGACTGTGTGTTGTATTAGCACTTATATCAATATTTTTTGTTCCGTTAAATCCTACACCGTTTATCTGTCTAACAGTTTTAAGTGCTGTAGCAGTATCTGCATTTCCTTTCAGTGCACCGTTTACAAAATATGCAGAACTTAGTGTTATTCCTGTATCAACTGTAGTAAAACCTGTAATTGCGTTACTAGAATTTATTGTAAATGCATTTGTTGATACTATACCAACTACAATGTCAGCGACAGTAATTAATATTACTGGATAATCTGTATCTGTATCTGCTTTAAGTGTAGTGCTTCTTGCTCTAGTAACTCCGAATCCTTCTGCTGTTTCTGGACCTATAAATACCCAACTTGTTCCGTTGTATGTGTATAACGTGTTTGATCCTGACTTGTACCAAAACGCTCCTGCTTGTGGGTCAACTGGTGCCGTTTCTGAAATAGTTGCTGCGCCAACTTCTGACCATTTAGTTCCGTCATATATTTTAAGAACAGGTCCTGTAGTGTCCCACCATAACTGGCCGCTTAGTGGTTTGTTTGGAGCAGTGGTGTTAGAAAAATTTTCAAGTAAGAACAAGAAGTTTTCGTTTTGAATTTCTCCATACCCAATATAGTTTCTACCAACTAGTGTTATACTAGAAGTAGTATCAATTGTAGAGTCCTGCAACGTTGTAAACGCTGTTCCATCACTTCTGTTAATTACATATGCCATATTCGCTCCTAATCACTTATGGTAATGACACTTCAGACACAAACGACCATGCACCTGCTACAAGTTGGAAAGTTTTAATAACTCTCAAAGTTGTAACTGCTGGTGCAGCAACTGTCGCTGTGCTAAATGCAAGTTGTTTTAAAGCAGATGCTGATCCGCCACTTGTTAAATCAAAGTCATCTCTTGTTTCTGATCTTAATGGGTTAATTTCTAAACTTGTTGTACTGTTTTGTAATGTTGTACATAATATTCTTGCAAGTGTACCATTTCTAAAATCTGCAGGTGGTGCTAACTGTGTTAGTATTGTACCTGAAATATAACTGTTAGGTTTACCATCTGATAAGTCCATGCTAAATGCAAGACTTCTAGTTTCAATAGTGTTATCAACATATTCTTTTGTTGCAGCATCTTGTGCATCTGTTGGATCTAATAGTCCAGTAATTTTAGGTGATCCTATTAATGCAAGGTTACCTGTTCCGTTTGGTGCTATTTCTAAATCACTATCTGTAATTAATGTTGTAATTCTTGGTTTACTACTACCGCTATCAGTTTCTAGTTTAAAGTCTGCTGTTGGCGGAGCAGTACCAATGTTAACAACGTTCTGTGTACCAAAAGAAGTAACACCTGGAATAGCAGTAATACCTGTACCTAGGCTTGTTCCATTAATAACTGTAACACCATCGATCTTAAATGCCTTTCCTGTAGCAAGATTGATATGTTCTGAACTTGTCCATGCTTGTGCTGCAAGAGCTGGTGTTCTTGATGTTGGCGATAAACCTAAATTACTCCAAAGCAACACATGATCTATATTTCCTGCTGGTCCTTTGAGTACTATACCGCCACCATCAGCAACTGTGTCTGAGTTTGTTGCAGTGTCTCCTGTATTTGCTAATTCAATCTGTTTGTTTTCAACTACTAGGTTTTGTGTATTAAGAGCAACAATGTCACCATCTTCAATTGTTAACTGTCCTCTAATAGTTGTATTACCTTTTATTTCAACACTTCCGCCAAATACTGCTTCACTGCTTGTGAAATTTTCAAAGACACTTAATTTTCTATTTAAAGAATCAATTTTCATTGCTTCTTCTTGTACAATTCCTTTTCTTACATTAAAAACAATTCCTTTATCTGATGCTGTGTTACTAAAAAACAAATTACCATCAGCAACTGTAATATTACCTTGGTCACCTGCGCCAAACACAATACCTAAATCTGAGTTAATTCTAATTTGTCCTGCAAACTGATTTGAAGTATCACGTCTTGCATAGGTAGTAGCATCAACATTACCTAGTTTATCTGCATTTGTTGCAGTTACATCGAATTTCATATCTGCAAGTGTACCTTGATTAAATCCAGGTTCTATACTTCCATTAAATCCGTCAATAGCATTCTTAGGTGTAAACGAATCTTTAGAAAATATTCCTAATAAAATTCCGTTGTTGTATAAACTTGTAATAACACGGGTTTGGTTAAGTGAGTCTAGCACACTTGCTACTCTTATTCCACTTAATCCTTGTAATTCAGAATAATCAGGACCTAAAAGTATAGTATTAGCACCATCAAAAAAGTATAACTGCTTGTCTGTATCATTAAACCATAAGTCACCAACACCTAGTGTTGCAGGTTGAGCGTTACTAATTGTTGCAGAACTTACCGGTACAAATGCTGTACCACTATATACTTTAAGTTTGTTTTCTGTACCGTCAAACCATATTTGTCCTTTGATAGGATTACTAGGTTGTGTTGTATTTGAAAAGTTTTCAAGTAATTTTACAAAATTTTCATTTAGTGATTCGCCAAACCCACTATAGTTTTTACCTATAAGTGTTAGATCAGTGGATAGCGTATCTATCTGGCCGTCGGCAACTGTTGCTACAATTGTTCCGTCTGTTTTATTAACTTGATATGCCATTCTTAGTTCCTATGTCGTTGTAAATGCAGGCGGACCTGATCTAATTATATAATTTATTGTTAAGTATGGATTCATAATACCAACTGGTGAACTTAAAGTAGTTCCTGTAGGAGTTTTAATTGGTCCTGAGTCTGGAAGGTACTGTGCTTCACCTGGGTTATTTGGTCCTCTACCTGATGTTGAACTTACAGTTGGTGCAGTATCAACTCTTACCGCAGCAAATTGTTCTCCATCTGCAACCATACTGTGTTTATGCTCTGGCAAGTTAGAAAGATTCAATGTTACAGAACTACTTCCGCTTGATGCTGAAAGTGTTTCTGGTTCAGTACCATCGATTCTTGCAGGAACCGGTGAACCTCCACCGTTATCAACAAACCCACCTACGTCATTTGGTACAGTAATATTGTTGTCCATGTTATGGCGTCCAAGAGCAAATCTACCTCTTAGGTCCGGAACTCTAAAAGTTTTTCCTACAGCACCATTTAATGCTGCTGATCCGTTATAAGTTGTTCCTATAACATCATATAGTGATCTGAATTTTGCAATTTCAACTTCACCACCATCGCAAAGTAGGAAACCATATGGAACATTAGGTCCTGCATATGGAAGTATTCCTGCTAACGGTATGCCTAAATCACCTACAAACGTATCTCTGTTTTGTTTTAAAAGTCCTGTTGATGTGCTTCCTGTTAAAGGATTAGCTCTATAAACAAGTATTTGATCATTTTTACCTGATACAACAGGTAATGGTTCATTTTTACTTGTAATAATATTCGCTGTTAATTGTGTATTAAAAACTTTTGCATCGCCAATACCATCAAATGTAAATCCACTTGATACAACATCTCCTGCCATTGTAAAATTAGTTACATTTTTTAAGTTTGTTGCTGTGTTAGCGTTACCTGTGATGTTACCGCTGATAGTACCTTCTATTTCATCAGCAATTACTTTCTTGGCTTTAATGTTATTCCATCTAAGTGCATCAGTACCTAGGTCATAAGTTTCATTAGCAGCAGGGTATATATTAGTTGCACTAATTGTTCCTGTTACATTTAATCCTTGTCCTACACGCAATGTTTTCTTAATAGAAACACCGCCTTCTGTACGTATTGCACCAGTGGACAAGTTGATAGCATCATTTGTATTAGAAAGAATTATACTTCCTGTAACACCTATGTCGCCACCAACGTCTAATGCATTATTAGGAGCAGCAATATTAATGCCAACCTTATCGTCAATAACTCTTAAAATAGTATCAGGAATACCATTTCTATTAATCTGTAAATCTATCGAACTACCTGCTGCACTATTATAAATTTTTGATGATGTAGCAGAAGTAGTTAACTGGAAGTTACCATCAATACCAATTGTAATGCCTGTATTACTTCTAACATTAAATCCTTGTTCAGTAGTATTAGTAGTATCACTTCTCAAAAATTTTCCTGCTGCAACTTCTACGCCACCGATATTTAATGCATCAGCATTTTTAGCAGTTCCTATAAGTTTAGGAAGTTCTCCTCCTAAAAATATTGTTGAAAATTCTGCTTCTTCAGCAGCGTTTGCCGGTGTTGCAATATTTAAACCTGATTTGATTTGATCAAATCCTTTAATTTCAATTTTAGGTGTAAATGAATCTCTAGATAAGATTACAACTGGCGTATCTGCAATGTAAAATGTTAAAACGTTTTTGTCAAAGTTGTCTTGGTCAACAATTTTTTCTACTGCTGGTCCATATCTTTTACCGTCAATTGAACTTTCGCTAGGTCCAACTAGCAACCATCTACTACCTGTATAAATTCTTAACTGTTGATTTGTTGTGTCAACCCAAAGTTCACCAACTTTGCTAGTTTCTACACTAGGCTCTGTTGGTCCTTTTTGAATGTTTGATGCTGCTTTCCAACTTGTATTATCATATAACTGTAAAACACCGTTTGTTGTGTCGTACCATAGTTGTCCTTCTACAGGATTTACTGGCTGATTTGCACTTGCAAAATTTTCTAATAAAGATAAAAAGTTTTCAGCAATGATTTGTCCGTAACCAGTTACGTTTCTTCCTGGAAAAGTTATACTTGTATCATTACTTGATGTATTATCAAAAACAGTAATTGGGGATTTGTTATCTCTATCCGTAAAATTTACAATATATGGCATCTATTATCCCTCATTAAATCCTGTTAAACTTTGTATTCTAACTGTGTAATCAATTTGAAGTAATCTATTCAGTGATTTTTGAACTGGATGAAAAATAACATGTGTCAACAGTTTTCCATCACCTGCAGGATTATAAGATTTAATACCTAATTCATCAAAAACAAAGTTACCATCTAAATTTACACTGTTATCAAACGCTTCTTGATCGTCGGGCTCACCGTAATCTAGTAAACATGATATAATAATATCACTGTAAGTAGCACCACTAATGTGTCGTACTTCCATCTTGTTTCTAGTTGGATCAGAGTTTGCAATTGCATTCTGATCTACTATTTTTGTATATGTTTGATTATATAAACTTGAATTAATACCAACTGTATTTGGAGTAAGATACGTTATTAATCCTGTAGGATCAACTGACGTACCGCCACTACCAAAAGCCATTTCATAGATAGTACCTAAACCTTGGTTAGATAATGCTTGCACCATTGCAACACTCATGTTTTCATAGTGGATTGCATTTCTTTTATCCTGGAAAACTTCTCCTGATTCAGGATCAAATATCTTAATATGTCCTTCAAAGTGAAACCCACCGGTTTCATTTACCGCTGGTTTTTTGTCTTCTTGTACTTGTTTTTGATTATCTGGCATATTTTTCTCTTTGTGTTTCATAGTGTATTTATTCAGGTAAACTGGTAGTCTTCGCAGCAATGAACTTACTAATTGCTGTTTTATTATCTAATAGTGTAACTCCATTACTTGCAGTAGTTAAACCTTTGTCATACCATGTGTTTCCTGTCCTTTTTATTACAGTTATACGTGTTCCTGCTTCTGGTGCTGTTGTTAGCCTTATATAAGGATTAACACCGTCTACAGCAAATTCTGCTTCTAATTCTTTATCTGCTCCTGGGCTTACTGGTCCAAGAGATTCGTCATATACAGTTAAAGGTGTTTTACGCAGTCTTGTTCCGCCGACAAATACTTCCACTATATCACATCTGCCGTAATCTGTAGGAATTGTTGTGGCAGCCCATTTACCTACAGTACTCTTAGTTAGTACAAAATCTAACGGTCCTATTAGACTTGAACTTCCATCACTTACAAAGTCAGTTCTTTCTTGACTGTCTGTATAAGGAATAACTTCATTTGGTCCAATATCAGCAACACTAGAACCTGCAGCGTGCAGTTCTTTAATTGCTGTGCCATTTACACCTCTACGCAATTGACTAATTGTGTTGCCAGTCTTGTTAAGGTATTCTATTCTTTCTCCATCTATCTCAATAACACCTGCAATATTTCTGTTTCTCACAGGATTATATAAATTACTAGCATCAGTAAGTTCTATCTTATCATCATAGTAATTTAAATCTGAAGTTAAAGTAATTTTGCTACTTGTTGCATATCTATTGTACCTGTAAACATTAAGCATGTCTTTGCTTATTTCATATGAGCTAGGTAGTTTGTATATATCTGCACCAAATGTTGTAATAGTGATTATATCATTTTTATCTGTATCAATTTCTAAATACACAACCCCTCTTGGTAAAGATATAGAATAATCTGTGTCTCTAGCAAGTCTTACACCGTTTTTGTAAACCCAAACATAAGAAATTCCTAGAGGAGTATACGGAAGTTCATAATTAACTTTACCACCTGTATTTCTATCACTGTAAATTTCCATACTTGGATATTCGCTGAACCATGTAACTTCTAATGTATCTCCTGGGGTGTAAGATACAGAATCGCTAATTACTATTCTGTTAGCAGCAATTGAATATTCAGCACGTAAGTCATTTTCAATTTTAATTACATCACCAATGTTTAATGATGCAGTTTCAATAGTTAAAAGTTTTGATGTACCATCATAAACATAATCTTGAATAAATGTTTTCAATTCGCCGTTAATATAAACTTTAATATTTGCAGAAAGGATTGCACCAGATGCTTCTAACGGATCTTGTCCAAGAGTAAATGAGTTTGTAACTCCGTCATAAACAGAATAGATTGTGTCAACTCCATCTAGTTTTACGTCATTTATTTCAACTACCATAGATGCTATTGAACTTTCTCTAGTTAGTTGTACAAAATTATCTAGGTTGACTGTTCTATCAGAAGTGAGTGTTGTTGTTTGTTTGTTTACTCTTACTAATCCTAGTTGTCCACTATCAATATTTTCGCTAGCCTGGAAAGCAACTATTTTAATGATACTATCTTTTGCAGGAATTTCACCAAACTGTACTAGACTTCTACCAACAGTATCAACAGTGTCTGTACTATCACTAAACACAGCGTCTTTAGTAACTCCGTCAACAGTAACAAATATGCTACTTGTCAAAGTGTATGGTGCATTTGTAAGGTACAATCCTGTTTCTCCGTCTGCTGTAAACTCTTGATAATCTAATAATCCTACGCCACCTATTCCAATAGATATAATTTCTATTTTTTTGTCAGCCACAGGTGTACTAAATTCTATAGTTGTGTTTGTAGCAGTATAATCTGTGTTTAATACTTTCTTAATTCCATCTACATAAACCAACAACGCAGTATCTTCAATTATATCTTGTCCTATTTCATATACTGTAGTGCTACCGTCACCTGTAAAAATATTTGATTCAAGAGGTGCTGCGCCGTTGTTAGTTGTTTGGAATACCTTAATACTTAAATTATCCAATACTTGTCCTGGAATATTTTCTTCTGGAGAAGGTACTTGCTCTGGACCTATATACTGGCCACCTGTAATTTTAATTTCTTCAACTGTTAATCCTGTTGCTGTTGCGTATGCGCTATCTATTGCAGAAAGAGATCCACCAGTTAGATTAGTGTCAACAATATTAGGATCAGTAATTGTTACTGCACCATCACTTTCAACAGGACGGAAAATAAGTATATCTCCATCATTGGTTGTAACATAAGATCCTATGTCAACTGTAGTTGTTGAACCGTCACCTATGAATGTTGGCATTGCTGCGTTTCGATTAGTTATAAGAGAACTATCCCCAACTGCTGGTACTGCTGGTGATCCGCCTACTAATGCATCAACAACATATCCTGATGCACCTGCTAGTGCCGGATCGTCTTGTGCTGGTGTATTACCATCGCCAAATATACTGTTAATAGTTGCCAATGAAGGCTTACTAATAACTGGAGCAATGTATGTATTAAAGAACGCATAACTTACTGGAAGTGTTGTTTGGATTTGTGCAGGGGTACGTACATCATCTGCCCACTCAGGAGCAAGACTGTCACCGTCCCATAGTCCTGTATAATCAAACATAGCAAAGTTTAACAAGAACAAGTATTCTTTTGCTGCTACTTCAAATGCATCCGCATCTGTTTTCCAATCATCTGGATTTAGTTGGTAACCCGATGGATCCCACTTGCCTGAGTCAAATGCTTCTTCCATTGCTGCATATAGTGGTCCAGTTGCCCAATCAGCACTAATATATGAATACAGTTTTATATCGTCTGTTAGACCGTGCATATGTAGTGTGTGGAATACGTGTTCAATTACTTCTTGTGCGTCGATCTCGCCAACACCGTATCCGTCGCCAGTTGAGTTCAAGTACCAAACCATATCGTTAGCAACGTGAGTATCAAACAATGGAGTTAAGTTCCAATCAATAACGCCTTGATCAGTTAGGAAGTTTGGAGTATAATCTGCTCCTGCGCCTCTTGCCACTCGTTGTAGTGTCGGTAATCCTTCGTGCCAAGTTCCTGCATCACCACTTAATGTTTTAATTAAGTTTCTTTGAAATGCTTCGTTAATACCTGCGCCATTTGAATCTAAGAATAATTCAAACATACGTGCTACTTTTTCTAGCCACGCATCTGGAACTGCTGTTTGTCCGCCTACTGTGCCGGCACCCATAATTCTTACACCGTTAGTTGTAACTT